AACCAATGAATGACTACTGGAACGACCCGCCGGATTACCCAGATCCGCCAGAATGCTGCGGAGACATAATGGATGTCAACGATGACGGAGCCTGCGTCTGTCCCTCCTGCGGAAAACGCATTGAGCCGCAGGCGGACATTGAGCCTGTCGAAACGGTGGAAAGCCAAGATGATCCAACCAACCGCTTGACCGGACGCAACTGACGCACAGAATCACGCATCCGCGAAGGACCAGGTGGGAGTCTGGTCTGACGTTACATAACCAATTTGCCCTGCATGGCCTCGAAAGAGGACTCCCCCATGCGGGGCTCTTTTTTACCCTAACCATGACATCAAAAACCAACTACGACGAATTCATTCAGCAAAAAAGCCACATCGGTGGCAATCACGGATTCGACCCGGTCTTCATGCCTGATGCCGCTTTCGACTTCCAGCGGCACCTCGTCGAATGGGCGACCAGAAAAGGAAGGGCTGCAATCTTCGCGGATTGCGGAATGGGGAAGACGTTGATGGAACTCGCGTTCGCCGAGAACGTGGTAAGGAAGACAAACAAGCCAGTACTCCTCCTAACCCCGTTGTCGGTGGGTCACCAGACAGTGAAGGAAGCGGAGAAATTCGGGATTCATGCTGTTCGGTCACTGGATGGCAGTCATTCCGGTGCTCGCGTGGTGGTTGCGAATTACGAGAGGATTCACCTGTTTGATCCTGCGGACTTCTCTGGAACTGTCTGTGATGAGTCCAGCATTCTGAAAAACTTTGATGGCGTCACAAAAAAGAACGTCACCGAATTTATGAAGCGGCACCCGTACCGATTGCTATGCACTGCCACCGCAGCCCCTAATGACTTCATCGAACTGGGCACGTCCGCCGAAGCTCTTGGTCACATGGGGTATATGGATATGCTTGGAAAATTCTTCAAGAAATCGGAGGCAACAATCAGCAGGAAGGATGAGAACCGATCTGGGATTTATCGGTTCCGTGGTCATGCCGAGCGCGATTTCTGGCGCTGGGTGTGTTCGTGGTCTCGGGCGATCCGTCGCCCTTCTGACCTTGGTTTTGATGACAACAGCCTTACGCTTCCGCAGCTCATCACTAGGCAACATGTGGTTTCCGCGGAATCTCCTGCGGATGGATTTCTGTTCTCACTTCCGGCGTGCGGACTGTCAGAGCAACGCAAGGAGCGAAGCCGGACAGTAAAGGAGCGATGCGAGAAAGCTGCGGAGTGCGTTGCCGCAAATGGATCCTCATCGGTACAATGGTGCTACCTGAACAGCGAGTCATCGCTTCTTGCTAAGATGACGCGAGGAGCGGTTGAGGTATCCGGCAGCGACACCGACGAAGAAAAGGAGGAGAAGTTTGCGGCATTTGAGTCTGGTGAAATCAAGGTGCTAGTTACAAAACCAACGATTGCAGGATTTGGCCTTAACTGGCAGCACTGTAGTCACCAGACCTTTTTCCCGTCACATTCTTTTGAGCAATGGTATCAGGCAATCCGCCGTTCGTGGCGGTTCGGGCAGAAGAACCCCGTAACTGTTGACATCATCACAAGTGAAGGTGAGCGCGATGTCATGCTCAATCTCCAGCGGAAATCTGACGCCGCTGAGAAAATGTTTTCAAGTCTTGTCTCTCTTATGGGTCAAGAGTTGGAAGTCAGAAAACACAAAGCACAAACACCACAAACCGAACTGCCATCATGGATCTAACCAGCCAAGTCATCACGGACAAGTACGCGCTCTATAACGGGGACTGCTGCCAAGTCATGCCAACCCTCCCGGATCAATGCGTTGACCTGTCCATTTACAGCCCTCCATTTTGTGGTCTGTACAACTACAGCAGCGACGAGCGCGACCTGTCCAATTGTTCAAGCTACGATGAATTCTTTAAGCACTACGAGTTCGTGGTCAGTGAAATTGCACGCCTTACAAAGCCGGGTCGCATCACAGCCGTGCATTGCATGGACATCCCAAGCTCGGTCAATGCGGGGAATCACCTAACGGACTTCCCTGGTGACATAATCCGACTACATGAGCGACTGGGATTCAAATACATCGCAAGGCATTGCGTGTGGAAGGAGCCTCTTGGCGTGCGTCTCCGGACCATGGCAAAGGGACTTGCGCACAAGACCATCGTGGAGGATTCCAGTCTTTGCGACGTTGCGTCCGCTGACTACCTGCTTTTGTTCCGTCGCGATGGTCAGAACAAAATTCCGGTAGCTCATCCGACAGGACTCCACTCCTATGCCGGGGAAAAGCAGATGCCTGCGGAATTGCTGAAGTACAAAGGCCACGAAGGAAAGCAGACCGAAAACCGCTTCTCCCATTGGATCTGGCGAAACTACGCATCAGCCTTCTGGGATGACGTGCGCATCGGTCGCGTGCTGCCGTACAAGGATTGCAAAGATCCAGAAGACGAAAAGCACGTTCATCCGCTTCAGCTTGACGTAATTGAACGGGTGGTAGTGCTGCGGTCAAACCCCGGCGAAACCGTGCTGACTCCGTTTCTTGGTGTCGGCTCCGAGGCATACGGCGCGATTCTCAACGGTCGCCGCTCAATCGGCGTGGAGTTGAAACGCGCCTATTTCCTGCAAGCTGTAAAGAACTGCGAAGAAGCGGCGAAGGGAAACGTGGCGGAAGAGGTTCCGCTGCTTGCTGGGATTATGGACGATGAAATGTAATACCACCCACTTGACTCGTCGCGGATACTAGCAAGATTGCGCCAACCATAGCGCCAGCCGAGCGATGACCCCGCTTGAGCTAGCAACAAAAAACAATCTGCTCGCCAGTGCCGAGAAATCGGGGGTCACACTGCGCGGGCTTTTTTTGCGATGATCTGGATCAATATCAAGACAACCACGCTTCGGGAATCGGAGTACATCTCCGCAAGTCCGACCCAGCAGGCGACGTGGTTGAAGCTGCTGGCCTACTGCTCGGAGCATGAAAACGGAGGCATAATCGCTGGCGCGGGTGAGTGGAACGAACGGGCTTGGCTCTTTGGCTGCGGAATCACCCTGGACGAAGTCCGCGAGCGGTGCGGGCTGTGGTTGTTTGACGAAAGCGGGAACCTGCGTGTCTGGAACTACCCAGCGGAGAAGGAGTTAGAGGTCATTGCGAAGCGTGAGGCGGGGCGGCGCGGAGGATTTACCAAAGCCCAAAATCGTAGCACAGCTAGTAGCTCTGCTAGAGCACAGCCAGTAGCAGTGCCAGTAGCAGAATTCGCTTTTGCTACTAGCTCAGCTTCTACGGAAGGAGTAAAAGGAAGGAGTAATGCGGAAGGAGTAATGCGGAAGGAGGAAAAGGAAACTGATAGGGTCGTCGCTACCGCTCCTCCCCCTGTTGCACGAAAACGGCGCACTCATGAGCCGGATGCGTCTGCCTGTGCTGTCGTGCCTGTCTCCACGGATCCCGAACTGGTCGCGGCATGGGACGAGTGGCAGCAGTACCGCCAGGCAAGGCACCGCTCCGCCATGAACGGCAAAAGGATTGACTGGACTGAGCAAGCGGCACGCCTGACCGCTCGGCAAGTTGACGAGTTCGCACGCTCCCACGGTGCCCGCATCGTATCAGACCGAATCAGGTCCGCTATTGCCGGATGCTGGCAGGGGCTCAACCTGGACAAGCTAGGGGACGCCCGTCAGACCCGAGGTGGCATCATGAGCGACGAAGAATTCCAGCGACAGGTGGACCTGCATAAACCCGACCCTAACTCGAAATATGGATTCTGACCCAATCGCAGACCGATTCCGTCTCGACCGCATCGGTATCCAATCGTGCCCGGGATGCGGCGACCCAGTCCAGGCAATCTCCGCGTTCGGTCGCGTCTGGCACGAATGCCCGAGGTGCGCGGAGTTGGAAAAGCAGCAGAGACGGCAGCGCGAGAAAATTGACCGGGCACTGGCACAATGGGCAGTGGTCACGCCTCCGACCTACCGCGAGAAAATCGACCGCTCACGAATCCATCCGACTATCGCGCTGGCAATGGATCTGGATTTCAGTTCCGGCATCGGTTTGGTTGGTCCGTCCGGCATCGGCAAGACCCGTGTGGCGTTCTTTGCGCTCAGGATGGCGTCTGCGCGAGGATTATTGCCGGGCAGGGTGACGGCAGCGGAATACAGGGAAGCCGTCTCCCTGAGGCATTCTGGGGCCAAAGAAACGGCATCGCGTTCCGAGGAACTCATCCGCATGTGCAAATGGTCGCGGGCTTTGCTTATTGACGACATCGGCAAAGGCGCAAACACGCCAGCGGGTGACGAGGCGTTTTACAATCTGTTAGAGCATCGCCGGGCGGAGCAGCTGCTGACGTTTTGGACCAGTAACGGCGGAAGCGGATGGCTCCGGAAAAAGCTCGGAGCGGACTACGGTCCTGCCATTGTTAAGC